AAATATTTGGAAAGACTGTAAAGATAGGCTTAAAGCAAGGTTTGCAGAGAAAGAGGAAGAAATTATTTCCGAACAACTTACAAGGTACTTTGACCTACTCGACAGAGCGAGGGAATCGAACAACAAAAGAGTCGAGAGGGAAGTACTAGCAGACATCTCCAAACTCTATGGACTTGAACAGAAGAAGGTTGATATAACATCAAATGGTCAACCAATATCAATTAACATAAATCTACAAGATTAGTAGACACTAGAAATTTCGTTTTTCGATAACATAACCGATTAAATTAAATTGAATGACTAATAAAATATTACAAGGAGATTGTTTTGAATTAATAAAAAGTTTACCAGATAATAGTGTGGATTTAGTTTTAACATCACCACCATACGCGGATATCGTATCCTATGGTAAAGAAATATCAATACATAGTCCTGAAGAATATTGTGATTGGTTATTACCTATTTTTAATGAGATTTACAGGGTCCTCAAACCGAGTGGTAGTTTCATATTAAACATAAATGATAATTGTAAAAATGGATATAGAAATACATTCATATATGAATTAATCTACAGGAGTCAAAAGGAAACCAAACTAAAATTTTATGATACATACATATGGCATAAAATGAATGGAATCCCAAATGGTAGTTTAAAAAGATTTAGAAATAACACAGAATTTATTTTTCATTTTGTTAAGAATCAAAAAGAATTAAAGTTCTATATGGATAGGGTTATGAAAGAACCTGCAGAATCAAACAAAGAAAGAAGAAAGTACAATTGGAATATTACAACACACGGAGAAATAGTTGATGGAGAAAGGAAAAATAAAAAGATGATTAATTATTTAACAGGTTCTACAAATAAAACAAAAGATGGTTATGAATTACCACAAACAAAAAGAGCTCTACCTGATAAAGTTAGACCTGATAATGTTGTAAGGTTTCATACCGCAGGACACGCAAGAGATAATACGATAAAACATCCAGCACCATTTTATAAAGATTTACCAAAATACTATATAAACTTATTGACCGATGATTTCGATGTTGTTGTCGATATTTTCGGAGGAATTATGACAACGGGTTTAGCGTGTAAAGAGATAGGTAATAGAGAGTTTATTGGTATGGAATTAAATGAGAAATATGCAGAGTTTGGAAGAAATAGAATATTAGGAGAACAACTTGAAGAGTATAGAGTAGTTCAATATGACCTTGAAGGTAATTACATTGCTGATTATAAGAATAGAATGGAAGCATCGAAAGCAACAGGAATACCAGATACAGATATAATGAGAACTTACAATAGAACTAAATTCGATTCAAGAGGTGGTTATATTTGGAAATTAGAAAAATTATGAATATCAATCTAACTAAGAAACAAACAATAGGGTGGAAACATCTAAATGATGACCAAACAAATATTATTTTATTTGGTGGTAGTGCTGGCGGTGGAAAGTCTTGGTTGGGATGTCTATGGATAACAACTCTATGTTTACAATATCAAGGTATAAGATGTTTGATTGGTCGTTCAGTATTAACACAATTAAAACTAACAACCCTAAACACACTCTTTGATTTATTACAAACGATGGGACTTAAATCAGGTACCCACTTTACATACAATGGTCAGAGTAATGTATTAACATTCTATAATAAATCAGAGATTATATTCAAAGACCTTGCTTATAATCCATCTGACCCTAACTATGATTCTTTGGGTTCCCTTGAGATTACCGCAGCATTTATTGATGAAGCAGCACAGATAACATCATTAGCGTTCAGTATAGTTAAATCTCGTATCAGATATAAATTGAATGTATATAATATCATTCCAAAAGTATTAATGACTTGTAATCCCTCAAACAATTGGATTAAGAAAGATTTCTATTTACCATACATTCAAGAAAGATTACCAATTAATCAAGTGTTCATTCCATCATTACCTATGGATAACCCACATCTACCTGAAACATACATAGAGATGTTAAAGGACTTACCATCACAACAAAGGAAAAGATTGTTGGAAGGTGATTGGGATTACCTTGATGACAATGATAGTCTCTTCAAGTTTGATGAGATATCAAACTCTGTATTCAAAACAGAACCTAATCCAACAGAAAAGAAATATCTCACAGTAGACGTAGCAAGGTTTGGTGATGATCGTAGCGTAGTATTTGTTTGGGTGGGACTGGTGGTTGTATCTTGTCATATCTATAGGAAAGTATCAACCACAGAATTATCCTCCGAAATTGGGGACCTAATGAAGTTTCACAAGATTCATCCAACCAATGTGATAATAGATTCTGATGGAGTTGGTGGTGGAGTTGCTGACCAAATAAGGGGAACCAACTTTATAAACAATTCAAGACCATTATATGATGAGAACTTTACCAATCTCAAATCACAATGTTATGTGAAGTTATCACAAATGTTTAAAGATGGATTAATTTCAATTAACTTATCAGAACCATCACTCGTTGATGATTTAACACAAGAACTACTAGCAGTAAAATTAAAAGATATAGACAAAGACAATAAAGTTGGAGTAATGTCCAAAGATGAAATGAAAAAGATATTAGGTAAATCACCTGACTTGTCTGATTCATTGATGATGAGGATGATGCTTGAAATCAAAAATAATAAGACCACTAAAAAATATAGTATTGCATACATATGATTAAATTTAAGATTGAAGAAAAAACATATGAAGTTCCAAACTTTATATCGATAGAAAGTTATTCAAAGATATATAAGGTCAAAGACTTATTCTCAGATGAATACTTTGCAGCAAGACTTATTAGTATTGTAACTGGTGCACCAATCGAAGATTTGTTGGAAGGAGATTATACAGAGATAAGTTATCTATCATCATACATTCTTTCGATATTACCACAGGAAAAACCACAATTCGTAGATAGTTTCGAATTAGATGGGGTAAAGTATGGATTTTTTCAAAATTGGAGAGACCTAACTTTTGCTGAGTTTGTGGATATGGATACCATCTCAACAAAGAAACCTGAGGAGTTATTGGAAATGTTACACATACTAGCAGCAGTATTCTACAGACCTATTGTAGAACAGAAGTCAGAACACGAATTTAAGATTGAGAAGTATGATGTCTCAACTATGAAAGAACGAGCGGAACTATTCAAAAAGAAACTTGATGTTAAGTATGTTCTCGGAGCTCAGTTTTTTTTTATCAAGTTCGCAAACAGATTTTCAAATTATTTCCATCTGTCTTCGATACCGAAGATTTCGATGTGGACCAAAATGAAGATAATGTGGAATATGAGGAGGATAATATGGAAAACACTTTTCAGAAAACCTACGGATGGTATCTTGTCGTCAACAGAGTTGCTGGAAACGATTTTACGAAACACGAATATATCTATCACAAAAAAGTAATGGAAGTCCTAAATCAGTTATCATTCTTGATTGAATATGATAAGGAACAGATTCGTCTACAAAAGAAAGCCCAAAACAAACGATAATTTTTTATATTTATAAGTAATGATCACTAATTATAAACAGATTATTCAGGACTTATCAGGTATTGCGTATAATCATCCACAAATCAATTCGTTTGGTTATGGTGATATTACACAAATCACAATGGATATTGAGACAAAAAGGGAACCAGTATATACAAAGATGTATGTTGTACCTGGCGATACCATATTAAATCAGAACAGATTAGATTATAATTTCTCGATTATCATATTAGACAGAATAGAAGATGACTACTCAAACCAAAAAGATGTGATGTCTGACACATTGGAGATATGTAAAGATTTATTCACGATATTATATCAATCATATACATCAGATTATGGTGGATTCTCAATATATTACGAACCATTGTGGGGACCAAATGTGTCTCCATTCTTGGAAAGATTTGAGACAATCCTCGGTGGTTGGACATTGAATATTACATTAGAACAACCATTCGATTATAATACTTGTGTATTACCAATCGTCAATTTAAACTTACCAACATCAACCAATCTCGTTACATACAAACAAGTGATAGAAGATTTTGAGGAGATTGCTGACAAACACTTACAAATAAATTCATTTGGTTTTGGTGATATCACACAATTAACAATGAATATTGAAACAGATAAGGAACCTTTATATACAAGAATGTATGTAATCCCAACTGATACAATATTAAATCAAAACCAATTAACATATAATTTCCAAATAATAATTGCTGATAGATTGGAAGATGATTATTCAAATCAAAGAGATGTAATGAACGATACCTTAGAAATATGTAAGGATGTGTTCACTGTATTGTATTTATCTGAATATGAGTCTGAGTGGGGTGCAACAGTATCACCATTTCTCGAAAGATTTGAAACAGTACTAGCAGGGTGGACATTGAATTTAACATTGACCCAACCATTTGATTACAACAGATGTGTGTTACCTGAAAGACCTTTCATTCCAAATAGAAAATGGTCTGAACTTGCGGAGTTGTGGAATAACATATCTCAAAATTGGAAGAACGTATAAAAATATTATGAAAAATTACTATGGGCGCACTAACTAATCTATATGTCAGTCAATCCTATCAGGGATTAATTAAATTAGAAGATTCTACACAAGGAGGTTCAGGAACATTACAAAATGTCCAAGATGGTCTTGGTAATAATCTTGCATTACAAATATCAACCACACAAGTTAATGTGACTGGTTCGTTATTGGTTAATAATATACCTATTAGTTCAGGTTCAAGTGGAACAAGTGGTACTTCAGGAGTATCAGGAACTAGTGGAACATCAGGAGTTTCAGGTACAAGTGGAACATCAGGAAGTAGTGGTGTCTCAGGAACTTCTGGCACATCAGGTTCTAGCGGTGTTTCAGGTACATCAGGAACTTCAGGTTCAAGTGGTGTTTCAGGTACATCAGGAACTTCAGGTAGTAGTGGTGTGTCAGGTACAAGTGGAACTTCAGGTGTGAGTGGAACATCAGGTACAAGTGGTGTTAGTGGTTCTTCAGGTTCAAGCGGAGTTAGTGGTTCATCTGGTTCAAGTGGTATAGATGGAACAAGTGGGACATCAGGTACTAGCGGTATAAATGGAACATCAGGTACAAGTGGAGTATCAGGTACAGATGGTAGTAGTGGTTCTTCAGGAACTGCTGGTACGAGCGGAACTTCAGGAACAAGTGGAGAGAATGGTATTTCTGCAGGTAGAATTTATTATATGAATCTATCTCAAACTGGTTCAGTTTCTCCATATTATAATTTAAGTGAAACACCAACATCATTATTAAGTCCATCAACCGCATCAATATCTTTGACTTCTAATCAACAAAATGTATTAGTAAGACAATTTATAACAGATGAATTAGGATTCAGTATAATACCTCAAGGTATTCAAAGGTTTACTGTAGAATATCTTAAAGGAGATGAATCTCATAATATTTCAACATATGCTACTGTTCAGTTAACTGATAGTAGTGGTACACCAACAGGTAGTTTAGCAACAACTAATACAGATGCTGTTGGTTGGATTAATGGTTCTACACCAACAGATACGTTTGTTGATGTGGTATTTACAACAACACCAATTGACCCAACTTGGAAAGTATTGATTAGTTTATATCTTAACAATGATGACAATCAAAATAGAAATGTAACTTTTTATACAGAAAACGCTGAATACTCATATGTAGTTACATCAGTTGGTGTAGTTGCTGGTTCATCAGGAACGAGTGGTACATCAGGTACATCAGGAAGTTCAGGAGTAAGTGGAACAGATGGTTCATCAGGAACAAGTGGAACATCAGGTACTAGTGGTGTTGATGGTAGTTCAGGTACTAGCGGAACAAGTGGAATAGATGGTAGTAGTGGAACAAGTGGAACATCAGGTGTTGATGGTTCATCTCAACCATTTGCACAAACAGGTTCATTCTATGCAACAACAAACGCATTACAAATAACAGGTTCTTTAATTGTATCAAGTTCAACAGAACAATATGATTTACAAGTACCTGGTCAAATATTAGTTGCTAATGGTTCTACCGCAACAACAACACAACCAAGAGTTGTTGTCTCAGGTACAACAGCAGCAACAACTATAAACAGAAATAGTATAAGTCTTGCATCAACAACAGCAACAGCATCATTAGAATCACAAAGATTAACTTTTAATAATTCAACTTCATATTCAACATATTATTGGAGATTTTATAATTTCTTCACAGAATCAGGTTCTGCAAATGTTGCAGGTATAGGTATGACAGCAAATCCAACTGATCCGAATGTCGCTGTAGTTGGTTGGACTGGTCCTACAATGTATCAATACAATCCTAATACAACCAACTATGATGCGTTTATGGGATTACAACCTAATACAAGTTATACAGATGGAAGAGTTACATTCTTAAAACCAGTTGAATTTGATAAAGATGTTGAGATAAGTGGAAGTTTAATAATAACAGGTTCAGTAAATATCACAGGAGAATACTTAGTTAATGGTGTACCTGTTACTGGTAGTGGTGGAGGTTCAATAGATACATCATCATTTGCAACAACAGGTTCAAATACATTTATTGGAAACCAAACATTGTCAGGTAGTATATTAATGTCATCAGGTTCAAATCTTACATTTGATTCTTATGGAACAATTGTTGGTGGTGATTATAACGGAACAGGTTCAGTTCAAATAGTTCCAATTACATCACAAATAGGAACCGATAAATTAGTTATTTATGATGGTTATACAGGATTACAAAATACACAATATGGTATTACAATAATAAATACTGGTTTAACATATACAAATGGAGAAACTGCATCATTAAGTGTATCATCACCAAATAATGCAAGTGTAACATTTAATTGGTGGTATGGTGGAGGTTCAGGTATGAATGTTATTAATCCTGAAAATGGTACAGTAACTTTGGATGGTAATGGAGATGGTTCATTTGAATTTGGTATAGATGATGATACTCAATCATTTGTAGTATATGTCTCAACTGAAAATCCATTTGATCCTCCTTACGCAAATAGTAATGGTGCATCTTCATTGATTATAAATGGTAATCAATATCAGAGTATATACAATGTAAATTTAACAACAGATAATTTAGAACAATCTTCAATTGTTTTAGGTACTAATCAACACGGAGTAAGAACAAATACAGATGGTGGAGTTACTTTAACTTCATACGATTATTCTAACAATCAGAATTTTACATTAAATCTAAAGAACAATGTATTAACACTTAATAGTAGTGAATTTGTAAACGATGAAGACTTTTTTATAAAGACAGGTGATGATTTATATTTAGATGCAACAGGTGATGATGTTTTCCTTAGACCAGCTGGTCAAGCGAGAATTAGAGTAGGTTATGACTTTGTTAATGATGCAGCACAAAGTACATTTGTATTTAATCCTGGTGTATCAACAGACGATGGTTATCTAACCTTCCCTGATGGTACAGATCAATACACGGCATTTAATGGTTCGGCTCTTAGTGGTCTTGGATATGCAACAACAGGTTCAAATATATTTGTTGGAACCCAAGAGTTTACAGGTTCACTTAGAAGTGAAGTTATTGAAGTAACACCTGGTTTAACAGGTTCGATGTATACATCATCTTTTGATTTAGATGCATCAAATAATTACAAAGTTCAATTCCAAGGTTCATCAATAAATGAATTTTATTTTTCCAACATAAAACCTGGTCAAATTAATTCAGTATTGATATACACTTCAGGTTCATCAACATTGAAATTACCTGAGTTAACAACATATACTATAGGAGGAGCACAATATGTACCTTCAACAGGTAGTGTAATCGATTTGATGACAATTTATACAATCGATACAGGTAGTTTACTTGTAGATTATACAAAGAATTTCCAAATAATTCCATCTTCAGGTTTAGACCCTGATGCTGAAAATTATATTACAGCAGTGGATGCAATATACACTTTAAGTGATCCTGAAAAAGAAGCAATTGATACTCTATTCAAAGATTTGAAAGATGCGGGAATATATAGTGAAATACAAGCGATGTATCCATTCCTTGGTAGTTCAGCAGCTTCACAAAAGTTCAATGCTGTAAATCCTGTTGATTCTAATGCAGCATATAGATTAACATTCAATGGTTCAATGAGTTTCTCAGCTATATCAGGTTGTACTGGTGGAGGTGGATATGCTGATACCTATATGGCATCAACTGTAGACTTATTAGATTTTGATAAACACTTTGCAGCATACAATATGATTGATACCAATTCACTTGGTGGATGGGATGGAGTTTGGGATACAGGAGGTGGAGGAGTATTTGGTATTAATATGGGAACTTCAAATTCTATAGGTTTAGGATTGAATGATGGTCCTGCAGGACAAGGTGGAACACCAGCAAATTGGGATGGTTTCTATGTGGGTGTTGTATCAGCAGGAACTGCAAATAATAATAGATTATATAAAGATGGTTCACAACAATTTTTACAAACATATAATCCTTCAACATTTTCAGCAACACAAAACTACTTACTTTGGTCATTGAACTTTAGTGGACCTGGTAACGGACACAACAGAAACTATGGTTTCTATTCAATTGGTAAAGCATTAACAGGTGCTCAAGTAAGTGATTATAATACTATAATAACAACATTCTTAACAGCAATAGGAAGAATATGATAATACAAGCAATAAAATTAGACGAACATCAAAAATCTTTATTGGTGAATAAACAATTGGCACCAAGTCATTATTTTTATCCACAAAAAGATAAGGATGATAATTGGGTAATAAGTGTTCAAGAACAACAAAGTTGTATAAACCCATCATTTTGGTGGTTAAAAGATTTGGAAAGTTTCGAAACTGAAATAATCGATAGACCAATATAAAATGAATTTAGAAGCGGTAGCACCTCTTATTGAACAAATCATCAAAGATAGTCTTTCACAAAAAGTCTATCCTTTTGGTTTTGCAAAATACAAAGGATTGGGAAACAAGGTTGCTAGTGGTAAGTTAAGAGATAGTGTTAAGGTTGTACCTGTGGAAAAACAAGATAGAACTATCCTTCAAATTTATATGGAGGAATATGGTCAATGGGTACAATCAGGTAGATTACCAAACAAGGGTAAAGTACCAATTACAGCAATTGAACAATGGATTAAGGATAGAAAACTTCAGGGTAGAGATAAGAAAGGTAGATTTATAAAAAGAAGAAGTTTTGCTTTCGCAATACAAACAAACATAAAAAAATTTGGTATAAGACCATCAAACTTCTTAGACAAATCAATCGATAAGATAATCAATGATGATAGAATCATAGATTTAATCGGTGAAGCTGGCTACGAAGAGTTAATAGATTTAATCGAAGGAATTTAATATGGGATTCGGATACACACAATTATACGCAAACGGATTAAACAGCAACACTCAATTGAGAAGAAGTGCTGATATGATTTATCAGAGAGGAGGAACCTATGAGGTAGTTCTTACTGGTGATACATACAACTCATCTATGGAATTGGATGTTGATATGTATTCAGATGATGTTAAGGTAGGAAGAATGTCAATTGTTCCTTATGATATAAGTCAGAGTGGTTCATCTTATACCTACAGATTTAACATTAGACCTTATGACTATATGTCAAACTATGTTAAGTCAGAACATTATCAATACTATTGGTTAAACGATTGGTATTCCACAACTGAGACAATCAATTGGAACAATCAATATCCTAATAGTATTAAAGCTAACTTCAAATACGGATACAAGTATTTGACAGGTAATACATTTACATACGAATATAGTGGTTCACCAACCAACAATCTAAATCACTACACAAGTATTCCAACTTGTGCAATTGCAACACAATTTGTTGCATCAGGATTTACAAACACAGGTGAAAACTTTGATTATGTTGGTGGTGCATTCCAAATGGATGAGAGATATTATCTACCAAACTTTGACCAAGAATTGGGAAGTGTGGTTGGTACTGGTCTTACAATTAATACTGTAGATACCTACAGAAGATTAAGTCCTATGTCTCAATTCTTGATGGACTATCCTACAGTACCTGAAGCATCAGAAACTTCAAGATTTTTGACAGATGCTCCGAGAGTACAATACATTTTTGACGAGAATTATGTATTATATTACCTAAACGGACAAACCGGAGATAGACAAGTGATAGAAGCAGATTGGGCAGTATTTGAATTTTATGACGAGACAAACACTCAGGTAGATTATTTCGAACAAATATTAAACTTTAGTGGAACAACATATGAATCACCAACAGGATTCACAGATACTTTATCAGTATTTGCATTACCTTGTGGTCCAAAAGATATAACCAATATATTCTCAACAATAGATTGGTCTCAAGTATCTTATTACAGAGTTCAGTTGTTCTATGGGTATCCAACAAGTTATAGTGGAAGAACCAGTGCAGGACCTTTGGGACCAGTATCTGAAGCGTTCTATTTTTACTTGGGAACAAATTGTTTACCTGAAAGTACAAGATTGTCTTGGTTAAATAATCGTGGTGGATATGACTATTATACATTCCAAGCATACAGACAAGATGTTAAGAAGATATCAAGGTCAACATACGATAACAGATATTACGCAACCAATCTACAATCAGCTGATAGAAATATCGGTAGAACATTGAAGACATTCGATACCAATGTAGATAGAGAAATAATATTGGAATCAGATTGGTTATCAGAACCAATGTCAAATTGGATTGAACAATTGTTCTACTCACCTCAAGTATATGAAATGAAAGAAGATTTCGTTTCACCTTTGGATAAACAAAACAAAATATACAAAGACTTGAGACCAGTACAAGTAATATCAACAGAGGTTGAAACTTACAACAAGAAGCACAAGAAGTTAAACAAATACAGAATAACCCTCAAATACGCAGATTCATTCTTCGTTAATAAAGGATTTTAATATATGTCAACACAACAACAATCAGTATTAAGAGTACAAACAAATAAACCAAGTAGTATTGAAATAAGTGGTGCTACATCACTTAGTGTAAATGAAGTATCATTATCGGGTATAACCTACTCAGGTACTGGTACTGCTGATGACCCCTATATTGGGGGATTTGGTTTATATCAATCTTATATAGAATTTAAAGTTCAAGGTACGGGTATTCTATATTACAACATTTCATTATATGATATATCATTTAGTGGTGTGTCATTATATGTTTCAGTAAAACATCCTGGCGACCAGTTCTTTAAACAGGTATTCAATTCATATTCATCATCAAACATATCTTATTTCAAAGTTAATGATGGTGATTTAATTGCATTCGGACAAGCAGGGATTCCAACAACAGGTGGAACATTTAATATATACTATGACCCTGATCCTGTACAGAATGTATTCACAGTACCTGAATATGATTTTTTAGATTTATATTCAGATATTCCAATTGTGATAAATAAATCATTTGCAGAACTTCAAGATATTGCAAAGAGAAACTCTGACTATTCGATAGGTTTAAAATTGCCAGGTTCAAAGAAGAATAACGCATTCTTTGAGAACTTCTATAATGTTGATAATCAATCATTGTATTTTGATGCAACATCAAAGGTACAATGTCAGGTATTGTTAAATGACCAAGCGTATTTTACAGGATATATGAAGTTAAACTCTGTATCTGTACAAAATTCTAAAGTAGAATATGATGTGATATTATATTCTAATATTGGTGATTTATATGGAAAGATTGGTAATAACTTATTGAAGGATTTGGATTTCCGTGATTTGGATTATCACTTCAACCACGTATTCAATAGAGATAATGTACTAGCAGATTGGAGATATGAAACTCTCAAAGCAGATAGGGAAGTCCCATCAAATTATTTCTATCCTGTAATGCATAATGGTTATAACTATTTCTTATCAGGAAACACAACACAAGTATTAACAACTGGTGCTACAGGTACCTCAATATATACAACAACAAAGTTAGGTAGTTGGGCGGATAACTCTGCAGCTTATACCGCAGGAGTACAAAGATATAGAGTCAATTCACCTGAGGATGGATTGAGAGATAACCAATTGAAACCAGCACTTAATCTATATTCATTAATACAATTAATATTCAAGACATATAATTATAAAATCAAATCTGATTTTATGTCAAGTCCTTGGATGAAGTTATTGTATATGTATGGATATTTTAGTGATGACAATGCGAAGTTAACATACAAATTAGATTTCTCACAAAGTTTTGGTATTGACCAATGTGAGGTTGTGGTAAGAGTTAACAATCAAATTGTATTCATATATGTAGTTAGAAAAGGTACAGGAACACCAGCTCTTTGTACAGATGAGATAGTTGTAGGATTAGAATTCTTCAACTATAGTACATTTGGATACGATGTATTCCCTGTCACAATACCACCATTAGCAACAGGTAATACATTTACCTATGTATTGGGTCAATACTTCTTTACAGCAATTGATTTAGCAACAACAAACATTGGTGTATCAAGTTTCCCATTAGCGTATCCTCCTGGTGCAGCAAATACTGTTGTACAAATCGAAGACAATACTTTCTTGGATTTTAGTTTGATAATTAATAAAAATATAAAACAGATTGATGTACTATCATCAATAGCAAAAAAATTCAATTTGGTATTTATACCTGACCCTGTAATTCCAAATCAAATTATTATAGAACCATATCAATATTATGTTGGTACTGGTGAGATATATGATTGGACAGATAAGTTAAGTTTTGATAAAGGTTTCACAGTACAACCGGCACAAAACTTTATTGAATCAGAATTAATTTTTACTGACTTGGAAGATGGTGATCAAGGTAATAAAGATTATAAAGCTAGTAAGGAAAGAATTTATGGTCAAAATAATGTTATTAGTCCAACTGAATTCAAATCACAGGTTAAAGAAATAAATACAACTTTTTCTCCACAAGTTATTCGTAAATGGAATCCTAACAACAATCCTAATATAGAAAGTACTGCGGTTGGTATTCCATTGGGTATTAACTATACTGAATCATCTCAAGAATCTAATTCAACAGTAGATTGGATTTATAAAGGAGTTATGACAAAACCTAAGTTGATATTCAATATGGGTAATTTCTCCCCATTCCTTGATAATCCATCAGAGATAATAGGATTAAGTGGTACAACCACAGGATATTTTAGAATTACAAATAGTAGTGGTGCAAATTCTGCTGGTAGTTTAAACTCACCAGTTATTGCACATACAATGCCGTTGGGTAATCCTGATGCAAATAAAATTAATAACGATACAATATCAATATTGTTTGAGTCAGAAGAACCAACAACAATTCCTGGTGATGCTATTACATTATTCAATGCGTTCACATCACAAGACGCTTACAACTTATTTTACGAGAATAGAATAATAAACGCATTTGATAAGAATACAAGATTCTTGAGTGGATTCTTTGATTTGAAATTAAATGATGTTCAAAAGTTAAGAGCAAATGATTTGATAAAAATCAATGAACAATATTTCACGTGGAACAAAATCGATAACTTCAATCTAACCAATCAAGAATTAACAAAAGTTGAATTGGTTCAATTTAACAATAATCCAAGTGTATATCCTGATAGGTTCTTCAAATATTATTATTGTGAGGACCCATCAACAATATATAAGTTTCAAACACATTTTACAGGTAAGAATTCGATATATAAATCTAAGTTTTACTTTAGTGTGTTGTATGATTATCTTGTTGGTGCTTTGGGTGGTGCTGTTACAGGTTATACAAGTTCAATTGCGTTTACTGGTACAAGTTATATTCCATATTATATATATGAAGTTTCACAAGCTGACTTTGATAACGGAGGAATAGATTATACCTATGACCCACAGAAGAATTACTTTATAGATAGTGTGGAGGAAAGTCCATCATCAAATCTATATAATGCGGATAACTCGGTTTGGTTAATTAATAATGCAAGAACCCAAGCAAGACTTAATGCATTTACAGGTTGTACAGACTTTTCAACTGCAGCATCAGCATTGGGTGTTAATGTTGCAACAATAACACCAACCACGGGTGCAACATTAACAAGTGGTATAACCTTAAATGTTACGGATACTGGTTGGATTAAATATGAAATAACAGGTGGAGTAGCACAATATAGATTCATAAATGCTCTTGGTACTTATGTAATCCCCGATTGTGCTGATTGTGATAGTGTGATTGCTGGTATTCCATATGCGGATGTCGCATCATTTACAATAACTTCCTGTGGCAACACTTGTTAATTTATATTTATTAGTATGAGAGGTTCTTTATTAATTACATTTGAAGAAAGTTTATATGAGATAGGAGGAGGACATTATTCCGTTACAGTAAATGGTCAGTTAAGAGATTTACATTATTCAAGAAGTAATAATCTATATTCTACAAACATTAACTTAGGTGATGTTGTAACTATTACTTTTATTGATATTCCATCATTTTTGGATATTGATGTTATTAGAAAAGACTATACAACAGATGATGTTGATGGTAATATGGGTATTGTTGATAATTTAGTAACATCAATACAATCGGGTACAACTGTAACATTTACCGCAACAACTGTGGATAATGCGTATGGTTATTTATATATATTACAATCATCAAATCCAGGTCCAACACCAACACCTACACCAACCCCAACAGCGACACCACTTCCTTGTTTAGATTTAGGAGATGGATTTAATAATACTGTTTTTTCCGTTGATATTCAATCAGATGAGAAAATACTGGTTGGGGGACTCTTTACAACATATAAAAATTTATTCCAAAATAGATTTATAAGATTAAATTCAGATGGTTCGAAAGATACATCATTTGATATTGGAACCGGATTTGGTAATTATGTTTTAACAATATCAATTCAGTCCGATGGAAAAATATTGGCTGGTGGATATTTTACAACCTTTACAGGGACAACACAAAATTATTTAATAAGACTTAATTCAGACGGCACAAAAGATACATCATTTAATATTGGAACCGGATTTGGTAATGGGGTTATTTCAATAGCAGTTCAATCCGATGGAAAAATATTTGCTGGAGGAGCCTTTACAACATTTACAGGAACAACACAAAATTGTTTAATAAGACTTAATTCTGATGGTTCAAAAGACACATCATTTAATATCGGTACTGGATTTGGTCCTATTGGTTCTGTCGTTGTTCAGTCAATTGCAATTCAATCAGATGGTAAAGTATTAGTCGGAGGAACCTTTACAACATTTACGGGTTCAACACAAAATAGATTAATAAGATTAAATTCAGACGGCACTAAAGATACATCATTTGATATTGGAGCAGGATTTAATAGTGATGTTCAGTCAATTGCAATTCAATCAGATGGAAAGATATTGGTTGGAGGAACCTTTACAACCTTTACAGGAACAACCCAAAATAGATTACTGAGACTTAACTCAGATGGTACGAAAGATACGTCATTTAATATTGGAAGCGGATTTGATGATGTTGTTCAATCAATTAAAATCCAATCTGATGGAAAGATATTGGTTGGTGGATTATATCAAAACTTTACAGGAACAACACAAAACAGATTAATAAGATTAAATTCAGATGGTTCAAAAGATACATCATTTGATATTGGAACTGGAATTGATGGTGGATTTTCTCCTGCTGTTTATTCAAGTGCAATTCAATCAAATGGGAAAATATTAGTTGGGGGTAGGTTTACGTCATACTCAGGTTCAACACAAAATAGACTTGTAAGATTAGAAACTAATGGTCAACTAGATAATTGTCTTATATCACCAACACCTACTCCAACTCAGACACCTACGAGTACTGCTACACCAACACCAACACCTACTGCAAGTGCTACACAAACTCCAACACCTACTCCAACTCAGACATCTACACCAACCCCAACAGCAACTGGTACACCAACTCCTACGCCTACACCAACAGCAACTGAAGGTCCTACACCAACTCCAACGAGTACACCTACAGGAACTCCGACTGCAACACCAACTCCTACACCAACTCCTACACCAACCACAGCACCAAGTGAGACAATTGTTTGGAGTGCAAATTTTCAACAACCTGAACCTGCTGAAATAGTAGATTACAATTTATATATTTATGACCCAATTAATATTGATATAACTCAATTCTATTCAGGTAGTACTAATTTTAATTATGTTCACGATGTTGCGTCAACCAATAATAAATTTTTCTTAATAAGGTCTGAGAATACTGATGCTAAATTCCAAATTGATGTTTATAATACATCTTATGGACCATTTAGTATTTCATATGTAGCGTCATATTCAGGTTTTACAGATGGTTCAGATCCTTTATGGCCTAATTATGGTGTATTTGGTGGATGTGCAATAGATGATGATAATGTGTTGATGGTATTCAATAAAGTTTACAAATATACAATTAGTACACAAACTTTAACAACATTATTTAATTTACCAACAGAAACTAGTTTTGGTGAAACATATACAGGAATTTCATTCCACGATATGATATATAATCCGAATACTGGTAATCTTGTAATTGCTTACGAAAATCAAACTGAATTCGGTACTGGTGATATACATTTCTTATTATGTGACTTATCAGGTAATACAATTAATGATTTCAGTGCGTTTGAAGTTGGATTCACAGGATTTACGGGACCAGTTCTTTCAGATTTGATAGATTTGTTCTCAACTGATAATACTTTATTTGCGGTATCTAACTATAATACAGAAGGTTCAAATACTTGTAAAGTTTTTGAAATAGATTTAGTAACACCAAATATAATATTGAGAAACGATTTGATTCCTACAAATATTGCAACACTCAGTCCTAATGTAATATATGGTGCAACAACCAATACGAATTATGTTGCATACCCTGAATGGATACCACCAACAGCCACACCAACTCCAACACTTACCGCAACACCAACACCAACTCCAACACCAACAGGAACACCAGCACCTACTCCTACACCAACAGCAACTTCTGCGTTTGCTCAGACTATTTATATATCAGGGAATCAAGGAACTTGTAGTAATTTCTGTACAACGAATTATCTAATCAATACACAGATTGGTTCTGATGATACATATTTGAATTTGGTGATTGGAGATTTTGTTGATATAAACTCAGCTGGTTTCTACGCATATTCAAGTAGTAGTACAGATACAACAACAGGACCTTTCAGAATAATGGAAGTAGATGGTACTGGTCAAATAATTGACATACTTGTATGTTCTGGTTCTTCTTGTGTAGCATTATAAAAATTTAAAATATGAGTACAAAATATATTGGTCAAATAAATAACACAAGTTTCGTATATCCCAATAAAAGATTAGCGGAATACGATATAGATATTGTTCACGATTTAAATGATAATTGTGTATCAGGATATGCAACTACATTCAGTGCAACAACGATAACATCATCTTCAATTGATGTATCTTACGATATTACTTGGGTAAGAAATGGTGCTGAACCATTTATCAATAATGCTGGTTTGTTATCTGCGGTATCCATCCATATGTTAGCACCAGGTCAAGTATATTACAAACCTTGGAGGGTTGTTCATTCATTAACATCTTCCAATACGACTGGTACTACCTTAAATTTCACAGGGACATTCTCTGTAACACCAACAGATTTGGGATTAGTTAGTTTTGGTTCAGGTGAGATATATTTTGAATTAAGATTTATTGGACATAGAGCAATACTTCCAATATGTTATTCAGCAACATCAAGTCTTGGACCTACACCAACCCCAACAGGAACGCCAGGTCCTACTGCTACACCAACACCTACACCAACAGCAACAGGACCTACAGCAACACCTACACCAACCCCAACACCGACACCAACACTTTGTCCTTCTACCGATTACTTGTTATTTAACGAAACAGGTGGTCCTTTGAGTTGGACAGCACAAGATTGTAATGGTAATCCGGTTGGTGATACAATAGCTGGCGGTCAACAAGCAAACACTGGTTGTGTTGCAAACGGAACTTTAAGTGAAGGTTCATTAACGATAGTATCAAGCACATCTTGTTAATATGAAAATAGAAATATTAGAAAACGAATTTGTAAAGTTGAGTAAAGAAGAGATAAGTAAAGTGAGAGAGGTATTAAGTAATACTGTGATAGATTTTAGTTCTATCAATAAATTAAAAGGTGAAAAAACATTACTTGAAAAAGCGTTTCAAGATGAAAAAACCGAAAGTTTAAATAAGTAAAAATGGCTAAGAAAATTCAAATAGAATTTGATGTTGATAGTAAAGATTTAAGAATTGCTGGTGAAGATACATTATCACTTACACAACAATTAAGAATCTTAAAGAAAGAATTACAGAATCCTAATTTAAGTCAAGCTGAATTTGAGATTCTTAGAAAAAAGATTGGTGATGTTGAGGATGGTATTGCAAAAACCACTACAAAGTCGAGAGACTTCTTTAGTGTATTATCTACACTTCCTGGCCCAATTGGTGGAATAGGTTCTTCAATTTCAGGTGTTGTAGACCAATTAAAAGTATTTACTTCGTTCTCATTCAAAGATATAAAAAATTCAATATTAGATGTTGCTGATGATTTTGGTGATATTATTTCTAACATAGGTAAAGCGACAGGTTTAACCAAACTTTATACGAGTTTGAATAATGCATTGGCAGCTTCATTTGTTAAAGTAGGTGTAGGAGAGCAAGCGGCAGCAGCGGGTGCTAGAGCATTGTCTGCGGCAATAATTGCAACAGGTATTGGTGCATTGATTGTTTTATTAGGTCTTGCAGCAAGTGCTTTGTATGAAATGGCAACTGGTGAAGAAGCGGCGAAAAAAGCAATAGAAGAAACTAATAAAGAGATTGAAAGTCAAAATACTTTATTAGATTTAAACAAAAGAGCACAAGATAGAAGAAATGCGGAAATGATTGCTGAGATGAAAGCTCAAGGTAAATCAGAATCCGACATAAGAAAACAACAAATTAAAAATGCTTATAAAGATTATAGTGATGCATATGATGCAGAAATTGATGCAAGAAAAAGATATAATGCAAAAGTAAAAAATGCAACTGTAGAGGAACAAAAAGCATTACAAGAAGATTTAGATAAAAAGGAATCAGCAACAAAAGATTATCTTTCAAAATATAGAATTGCAGTATCAGATAATGAAACTGCAATAAATGCTGAAACTAAAGCCGCAAACGATAAAAGATTACAAGAACAAAAAGCTTACCAAGATAAAGTTCTACAAGATAATAAAGCGGCAAATGATAAATTAAGAGCACTCATACAAGAGAATGGTTTATTATTAATTGAAGATGAGAGACAGAGAGCATTAGCACAATTAGAAATAACCAAAAAGAATGAAGAAGACGCTATTAGGTTATTGAGTATATCAAGAGAGAAAAGAAATCAACTTTTAGCTGAAATTGATAAGAATTTCAGAATTAAAACACAACAAACAAATAAAAAGTTTGATGAGGAAGATGCAAAAGCGAGAGAAGATTTTAATAGAAAAATACAAGATTTAGGTGTTGCATTAATTAAAGATGAGACTCAAAAACAAATAGAAGAAAGAAAATTACAATTTAAAAGAGAAATTGAAGATTTAGAGAAAAATGAAGAATTCAAAAAGAAGAAAACAATTCAACAAATAGCAATAAGATTAGGTTTACAACAAAAACTTGATAATGATTTAACAAAGATAACTCAAGAGGGTGAGAAGAAAAGATTGGATATCTTTAGCAAAGAATCTCAAGAACTTATTTCAATAGTAAATTCTATATCCGATAATTTAATAGATAGAACAACAAAAACACAATCTAATATAATAAATCTTACCGATACTTTAGGTGGTTATTTTGGTGATGCAAAAGTACAATTAGAAAATTATGTTAATGATTTTGGTGTAATATTTAAAAAATATGGATATGAAGTTGAATCTTTAGAGGATTTATTTTTCTTAGTATTTCAAAATAACACAAAAGCAATAAATAAATTTGAAGTTGAAACTGAAGAAAGTTTTAAAAATTTATTAATTGATGAAGAAGAATATAATAATAGAATTAATCAAATTAATGAAGCAAGATTACAAAATAATCAAACATATGCTAATAGACAAATTCAACTTGATAATTTATTATTAGACGCTAGAAGACAAAACGCAGATGCAACAATACAAGTTGGTGAGAATGTTGCAGCTTTATTAACTGCGGTTGCAGGAAAGAGTATCAAAGGACAAAAACAAGCAGCAATTGCGGATGCTTTGATTTCCATTGCACGTGTTGTAGTGGATACCCAAAGAGCGAATGTTGCGTTTACAGCTTCAGTAGCACCACTTGGTCCCGCAGGTGTACCAATAGCTGCAGCTTACACGACAAAAAATCTGATATCTGCAGCGTTAGCAATTGCAACAATTACCGCACAAGGTATTGGTAGAATAAAACAAATTGACGAAAATGCTGCTGGTGATACAGGTGGAAAAAGAGAAGGATTAAGACAAGGATACGCAGAAGGTGGTCTTATCGGTGGAAAGAGACACTCTCAAGGTGGAACCATAATCGAAGCAGAAAGAGGTGAAGCGATAATGACAAGAGGTGCTGTAACGATGTTCGCACCATTATTATCAATGATGAATCAAATGGGTGGTGGAGTTTCATTCAATTCAAACTTATCCACAGCAAGACCTGATATGCCATTGGTATCCAATCCATCACAGGAACAACAACCATTAATTGTTAAGACTTATGTGGTTGAGAATGAGATGACATCAACTCAACAGAAACAAGCAAGGTTAAAGGATTTATCCACTTTATAACCAATAATTGAAATTTTATATTTTATAGTATGAACAAGGACAAAATATACGAATTAAGAATAGAAGAAGATGATGAAATATCAGGTATTGATAGCATCTCTTTAGTAGAAGATCCTGCAATAGAAGTTGAATGGATTGCATTTAATAAACAGAAACCACAAGAATTTCATATACCCGATGGTGAGGATGAGAAATATCTCAATATGTTGATGGATAAAGGTCAACCTGAGGAAGATTTGATTAAGGAAGGTTATAGTGTATATTCCATCGAATTCGATGGAAAAGAGGATTTTGTATCAACAAATCCAAATGATGACTCTGATTGGAATGAAAGTGATTTATTAATTAGATACAAATATATATTATCCCCAAGAATTACAGGTCAAGCGGCAGTAATTCCAACCACAAGGTCATTCTGTAAAGATTTGATTGCAAAGAACTATGTGTGGAGAGTTGAAGATATGGATGCAACTCAGAACGATTTTGGTGAATCAGCAATGGTTTGGAGAGGTGGATATAATTGTCGTCACAATTGGGCTAAAATTAAGTATAAGAAAGATGCTAAGATTATCAATAAAGCATCAGTTAATAAGGGTAAAGCAACAGGACTTGATGGATTCCCATCAGATATGGTTCCTGATTTATCTGTAATAGGATACGAACAACCATTAACAGTAACGGATAAAGTTATTGAAGCGGTACAGAAAGGAACAGCAAAGAGGTCAACAATCAAGAATTTGGGATTATCAAAAGAACAAATGGAGATAGATGACCAAAATGTAAATGTATTTGGTTACCATACAAAATACTTTGCATTATGTCCTTCAGCACAAGAGTTGTTCAGACACCTTGTATCTATGGAAGTAGATGAGGATACCATAGGAATGATTAGAAGTGCAGCAAGAGCAGCAGATAATGTTTTTGAGATTGAACTCGAAGTTATAAAATCAGAAGAAGCAACACAACATCAATACGAAGAAGCTCTTTTATCAGTTGATGACATAAAGGATATTATGTATGAGGTTGACAATAGAGTGGGGATGGAACACGACCTTTCATTTATGGATGGTCATATTATGAAAATAGCTAGTTATCTTGATGAAGTAGATTTGGGTTATGTTAATAACCTACCACCTTATGTGGACCAAATACCAACAGGTAAAACCAAATCTGATTTTGTTTCCTATTCTGATTATCCTCAGGCGGTAAAAGAAAACGCAAAGAAGGTAATTGCTTGGGTTGAAGAAAATGGTTGGGGTTCTTGTGGCACAAATGTGGGAAAAATAAGAGCTAACCAACTTGCTCAAGGTAGACCCATCAGTATGGATACGATTTATCGTATGTATTCTTATCTATCAAGACATAAGGTTGATTTGATAACATCAAAGAGTTATAACGATGGTTGTGGTAAGTTGATGTATGATTCTTGGGGTGGTGAGGAAGCTTTGAGATGGGCTGAGAGAAAAATCAATCAGGTTAAAGCGGGTGCAATGTCCAAACAATACTTTGCAACAACCGATGAGGAAAAGAGAATAGTGACAGGTCCTGCGATGATTCCCAACCTCAAAATATTCCGTAAGGATAAAAAGGGTAATCCATATTATGTTTATTTCACAGAGGAAACCATCAAGATGATTGCTGAGAAATATATGAAAAACAAGTACATAGATAACAACGATAAGAACCACGATGGTAAAGCGGTGGAAGATGTCTATGTAATTGAATCTTGGATTAAGGAAGATATGGAGGATAAATCCAACAAATATGGATATGAGGATTTACCAGTAGGTACTTGGTTCGTATCTATGAAAATCAAAAATGATGAGGTTTGGAAGATGGTCAAAGAAGGTAAACTGAAAGGATTTTCCGTATCAGGATACTTCGAGGAGATTGCACAATTTGCTAGAGAGGAAGCATTTTTGAAACAATTAGAGAGATTATTAAAACAGATAGAAGATTAATCTGGTAATATATATAAAATTACATATTTAATAATATAAGAATAAAAATAAAATAAATTTAGATTATGTCAAATCCAAAAAAAGCAATTCAAGAGATTAAGTCTTTGATGAAGCAATTTGGTTTTTTATCTGAAGAAGTTGAACTTATGTCATTCAAACTTGCTGACAATACAATATTACAAGCGGAGAAACTCGAAGTTGGTAAATCAATTGTAAAAATCAATGATGCGTTTGAACAAGTTACTTTGGAAGACGGAACATATCGTGTTGATAATTTCAACGTGGATGTTGTTGAAGGAAAAATCGAAGCTATCAAAGAAGTATTCGTTGATGCAAAACTCATCGATGGTACACAAATCAAAGTTGAAGGTGATTCAGTAGTTGAAGGTGCAAAAGTTATGGTAGTAACCGAAGAAGGTGAAATCGTAGCACCAGATGGAGTACACGAACTCGAAGGTGGAATGAAAGTAGAAACCAAAGAGGGACTTATTGTATCTGTGTCTGAACCTAAGATGGAAGAAGAAAAACCTGAAGTTGAGATTAAAGTAGAATCTGATATGGGTGGTATGAAAGAACTATATTCTTTACTTGAAGATATGATGAAAAAAGTATCTGAGAAAATGAAGAATATGGAAGAGAAAATGGAAGCAATGAATTCTCAATTCAAAGCATTCAAATCAGAACCAGCAGGTAAGAAAATATCTGATGGTAAAACTGAATTCAATAATCAAGAAAATTTAAACTCTGTTGATGCAAAAATTGCAAACATAATGAGTTTAAGAAATAATAAATAAAATAAAAAAAGAGATTTAAAATGAAAAAATACTCAAAAGAAGATTTTAGTTACGTAGTGAGTTCCATTACTGGTTTCACAGACCAAGTTGGTGGTGAATTACTTGCTAAAGCATTAGTAGGAGCACAGACTCCAAAGTACGTTAATGTACGTCTCGGTATCAAAGGTACACAAGCTTTGAACCTTTTAGATTCATCTCCTTCTTTCCAAGCTGGTGCTTGTGGATGGAACGCATCAGGTACAACTACCTACACTCAAAGAAACATCACAACTTGTGCTGAAAGAGTGAACGAATCATTATGTCCTAACGATTTGTATCCTACTTATCAGTCAATGTTACTTGCTCCAGGTCAAACTGAAGAAGTTGTTCCTTTCGAGAATGTAATTGCTGACTTGAAAATTAAGCAAATCCAACAGAGAATTGAGCAGAAATTGTGGCAAGCTGATACAAACAGCGGTGATTGTTTCGATGGTTTCAAACTTTTGATTGCATCTGGTGAAACAGGAATCGGTGTAAGTGCTGGTGTTGCTTTCTCTGCATCTGCAGCTTATGGTGTATCTGGTAACCCAATCACAGAAGTTGACAAGTTGATTAACGCACTTGATGACAACGCACAAGCAAGAGAAGACTTAATTGTGTTTATGTCTTATGCAAACTTCCGTTTGTATGTACAAGCATTAACAAGAGCTAACTTCTTCGCTAACTACATTGGTGGTGCTAACGCAATCGGTGGACCTGCTTCTTACGAAGCTCTTCATCCAAACACCAACGTTAAAGTTGTTCCAACCTTAGGTTTGAATGGTTCTAACCAAGTTACTATCGGTCCTGCTGAATACCATATATGCGGATTTGATTTGCTCAGCGACCACGAAAGACTTGACATTTGGTGGTCTCGTGACAATGATGAAGTAAGAATCAGAGCTAACTACAACTATGGAGCTCAGATTGCTAAGTTCGGTTCTACCGCATACTTCGCAACAAATGGTCTTAGCTAATCATTAAAGATATTAAAAACAGAGGGGTGAAAGTCCCCTCAATTTTAAAATAAACAAAAAAACAATTAATATATAAAATATGAGTTGCTACATTTCAGAAGGTGTTAGTCTCAATCAATGTTCAGATAGTATTGGTGGTATAAAGAAGATTTATATCGCTGGTGGTACAGGTACAACTATCGGTGGTGTAACTGGTTTCACATATGCTGTTGATGATAGTATCACAGGTGCAACCGCAGCTGCTGGTACCATATTCTACGGATTTGAACTTAAGAGAGGAACTTCATCTTTAACACAAAATATCCAAAAGTCTTTCGAGAATGGAACTATCTATTTCGATCAAGAGTTATTGGCTGTATTATACAAGTATGATGCAGATAAGAGATTGATTCTCCAAAACTTATCACAGAAGGATAACTTGCAAATCATTGCAATCGATCAAAACGATACTCAGTATATGTTGGGTCAGGTTCGTGGTATGTACTTATCAGCAGGAGCTGCAACATCAGGTCTTGCACTCGGTGACAGAAACGGATTTGAGATGACATTCTTAGGTCAAGAACCAGTACCTGCAAGAGTAATTGATGGCGTTCTCGCTACAGTATTCTCAGATGCTACATTCGTAGGTTAATCTTACAACTGTTGTGGTTGTAATGTCCTATATAAAAGTCACGAACCCCCAACCAATTGGGGGTTCTTTTTTTATATATGCATTCAATTTTTAAAAAATTATATTTAGTAATAGAACACTTATTATGATTATTCTAAATAAAGGAGAAATAAATGAATTGGTATTAAACATTAATAACAATTCAAGAACAGAGTTTGCATCATATGATTTAACTTTTGTGCATATATTATCACAAGAGTCAAAGACATATACCATTGATACTTCCAATAATTCTGAGTATGGTGAAAATGACAGATATTGTGAGATTGTATTAAATCTTACAAATGATGATTTGAATTACGAAGGTCAATATGAACTAACAATTAAAGGTAATGGTTCCAATTTAGTATTCACAGGTATTGTTGAATTGGTTGGTACTTCCGAAAATAACTCATTTACTGAGTATATCTCAACAAATGAAGATAACGACAACTACATATATATAAGTTAATATGGATAACAATCAAGAAAAAAAGAAGTATTCGGTAAGTCATTTACAATTCAGACAAGAACCATTGCTTCCAATATTCTCAGAAACATTCAACAGACAACCTTGGGTTAGTTATGGTGATAACAATCAAATGCCACAATATCTAATCTCAAGATATAATAATTGTGCTATACATAAAGCAGTAATAACAAGTAAACGTGAACAAATATGCGGAGACGGAATTGTATCTTTAAACAACCCAATGGCATCGGTAAACCTAATCAATCCAAAGGAGAATGTAATGGATGTATTCAGGAAGTGTGCATTGGATCTTGTCCTCTTTGGGGGATATTCTCTTAATATAATTTGGAGTAGAGATAGACAAACTATTGCTGAGATTTATCATTTGGATTTTAGTAGAGTTAGATGTGGTAAGATTGACCCTGAGTCAGATGAAATAAAGAAGTATTACTATTCAGCTGATTGGACTAATATCAAAAAATTCCCTGTGAAAGAGTATGATAACTTCAATCAAAGTGAAGGTGATGCATCACAAATATATTATTACAAATCATATAGTCCAAACAATTCATACTATCCACATCCTGATTATTCAGGTGGTCTTGCAGCAATTGAGATTGATGTTAACATCAAAGAATTTCACGCAAACAACTTAAAGAATGGTATGAATCCAACTCTATGGATTAATATGAACAATGGTGTACCTGGCGAAGAAGAACAGAGATTGATTACAAGAGGTTTGGAATCTCAATTCTCATCTGTTAATAATGCTGGTAGACCAATCATTGCTTTCAATGAATCAAAAGAATTATCACCTGAAATTACACAAATACAAACAAGTGGTAATGATGGATATTATCAAGCAATATATGATGACATTCTAAGGTCGATTTTATCCGCACACAGAGTGTCTTCAGGTGAGTTATATGGAATATCAACATCAGGTAAATTGGGAACAAGAAACGAAATTGTGGACCATTCTGAGTACTTCCGTAAGATGGTTATACAACCATATCAAAAGGAATTGTTATCTACATTCGATAAGTTGGTATCAATGAAATATGAGAAACCAACCACGTTCGAAATTAAACCACTTTCAATCTACGAAGTGGGTGATGTTGTTGAAGAACCAATAGTAGAAGATAAACCAGTTCAACCAACACAAGTAATATAATATGGCTAACGTACTATTAATATCAGAAAATAAAATCAAAGCTTTCACCAATATCAACAAGAATGTAGATATAGATACAATTCGTGCTGAGATTGGTATTGCTCAAGATATACATTTACAAACATTGTTGGGAACAAAGTTCTATCAACATTTACTTGACCAAGTATCTTCTACAGGTAATACATTTAATGCGGATGAATTGACATTGGTGAATGATTACATTGCACCATATCTAATTCAAACTGCATACTTTGAGATGATACCTCACCTTCATTACAGAACAATGAACAGAGGTATTGTTGAAGGTAATATGGAATCAGCAACGGGTGTTGACTTGGGAACAATGCAATACTTGAGAGGTGTACAGAAACAACGTTCAGATTTCTATAAGATGAGACTTCAAGATTACTTGATTACTGGTTTAGGTCAGAACAAGTTCCCTGATTATCTCAATTATAGTACCATAGATGGTATGATACCAGACAAGTCAGACAAATATAATAGTCCAATATATCTTAACCACGCAACTAGATATGGTTATAGTGAAAGAATGGTTCGTAGAACATTAAATTCGTATAGTGAAATTGAAAGGTCCAATCCACCTTGCAGTGATTGTTATTAAAAAATGAACGAGAATATTGTATTAATCATATCCAATGCTGTAACAGGTATTGCAGCTTGGTGGGTAGGTAAAAGGAAATCTAATGCCGAGACGGATAATCAAGTGTTGAGAAACTTGGAGTTGTCTATTAATCTATATAAAGAGATTATAGATGATTTGAAGAAGGAGATACACGATTTGAATATTAAGATACAAGAATTAGAATCGAAGGTCGACGCATTATCAGCTGAGAACCATAAATTAAAACAAGATAAAATTTTATGACATTACCACAACCCACAACAGATGAATTAAATTTAGGTATGAAAGTAGATTATTTTGGAAGAATCATTGACTTGGATTTGGACAAAAAATATAAAATTGACTTTGATGACCTATGTGATTGGATTTCTCACAACTACAACTCCGTATTCCTTTTCGGTGAGGAACTAAACTATAACCAATATAAAAAATTAAAGAAATGAGTTACGATAAATTTGCAATGATTAGAAAAATCAAATTGGAATTATCTGGTATTAAACCAAATAAAAAAATGGAGATAGAACCAAATCCGTGTTGGAGCGGATACGAACCAATTGGTTTGAAAGAAGATGGTTCACCAAATTGCGTACCCATAAAAGAAGAACAATCCAAACAAGACTTCGTAATACCTTCACCTGAAGGTGGAGAAGATGAGAATACTTTCATCTCGCGTTGTATGGGTGATTTGAATACTGAGTTTCCTGATGAATCTCAAAGAGCAGCAGTTTGCTACAAGTCTTGGAGAGGAGAATAATTATTCTATGTATTTCCATTTATAACCCATATAACTATTTCGTTTACCTAAACAACAAGAAGATATTGTTGTTGTGCTATTTGGTCTATCAATACTTCTAGCAGCATCAGAAATAGAATTATATATACAAATTAATTCTTCTGTTTTTTTATCATATTTGCCAACAGATTTAATTCTAGCGGCATTTCCTTTTTTATACCAATCATTAAAAAAACCATTTTTTAACATTGTTTCTCTACCTTTTTCTCCATCACTCTTTTTCCATTTTCTTCTATTATTTTTTGATATATAATATATTGAATTATCTACTCTATACCCATATTGTTTTTGTAATTCTTTTTCTCGTTCAGATGCAATATCAATATCTTGATGTTGTTCTAATATCTCAAATTCATCATAACCTTGTTGTTTAACTCTACGATTAGGTTCATTGCTACAACCAATCTTTACTCCTATTATATGGTAAATGTAGTACATAAATGTATTTATACAAAGATAAGAAATAAAAGGGTTGTAGACAAAATAAAAAGGGTCCCTCATGGGACCCTTGTTGATTTAGGTAAAATGTAAAAAAACCTAATCAATGGAAAATATCTTGTATAATAATACAATCGTTATACTTTGGGATTATAAATCATCTTGGTTCTACTTCCGTGTTTACCACACACTTGAAATCCAAACTTAATATACCAATCCTTTAATAATTTTACTGGTAGTTTATTCTTCCTCATTGTTGCGTGTATACCTACAATGTTATTTTTAAGATGAATTCCCGATAGTCTAACAACACCAACTATCAATTCAATCGGTGTGTTAGTTTTGTTTGACACATCTATTAGTGTGTCCATTACCGCTGTTGCGTGTCCTTGGTTTCTTGCTTGTACAGGTGTGGTGATTATATCAAGGACAAAGTTTCCTTCATCATTGATGTGGTGAGCTAATAGAGACGCACCAATGAAAATTACATCTTTGTAAACCAACGCACCTCTGTCTTGTAATTCCTTATAGAACGCGTGTACCATAACATTTTACTTTTTGATTGGGGTAAATAACAAGTTTACAAATTGTCTAAATGGTCTTATAGTTATATAACTTACAACTACAATCAAAGATAATTCTACAATACTCATAACATTTTTTTTATTGAGACACAAAGATATGTTGGGATTTATTACCCGCCAAATTTATTTTAGAAAAGTTATCCACAAAAAAAACCCCAACGTGGAAACGACGGGGGGGATTTCTATTTATAATAATAACGAAAAGATTAGAGTCCAAAAGTATCAATGGCAGTATCAAAAATCAGACTCTATTATAAATATATCGAATCCTATAAAAAAATAAAGTCTAGTGAACCCCTCCCATGGGAGGGGTTAAAAAACAAAGGGTTAGTAGAAACTAACCCGATGTTGAATATGAGGAAGAAAAGGAATTAAAGTGTCTCTTCAAACTTGGCACGAATTGCTGTATCCACTCTATCCAATCTCTCACCGAGTTCTTTGGAGTATCCATTCTGACAATAGTCCACCAGTACATTCGTTACACCAACCACTTCTTTGAGGGTTAATGGAGTTCCAATCATTTTACAATAGTCTCCAACGAATTTGAGAGTACTTTGTCTTACAATTGATTCTTGATTTTTTTCGTAGCTCATTTTATTTTGATTTTGGTATAAAAAAATATTTTACTTCGTAATAGTCTTTGATTTTATTTTTATAGAAATCAAATTTTTCTTGACTTATTGCACCTGGATGAATACAATCTAATAAATCTTGAAATAATTCATCAATCAACATATCTGTAATTTTACAAATTGTTTCTTGTTTTTTTGGTGTAATAGTATCCGATAATGTTTCTTTAATTAATTCTACCACTAGCGAGTTCATTAGTTATTGTTTTGATTCATTACAAATATATAAATATATATTGAGAAAAAAAAATATTATTGGAATTATTTTTTTATTATCCCATTTGGAACTTTTGAAAATTTTGGTTATATTTATTATTGTCCCTCATCACAATACGGACATAAAGAAATTATTGGAATCCCTGTTGAGTAGTCCTTGAAGTGATGAGCAAGTGATGAAAGACAGGGGTTTCTTTTTTAGATAATGTCAAACAATGAACAATTTTTAATGATTCCATATTCGATTCTACAGAACAAAGAATTGAAGGATACTGATAAAATAACCCTATCACTAATTTATTCATTTTACAATAATAACAAAGAAATGTATATGTCTAATAATAAATTAGGAACTATGTTAGGTATTAGTAGAACTGCTGCTAGTGAAAGAATTACAAAGTTGGAAACCTTAGGTTATATTCAATGTAATAGAATAATGATAAATGGTAAAGAAAAAAGAACAATCACTCCGTTGAGGATGGTCGGTGAACCGACTAACAATGGTCGGTGTACCGAACCCACTAGTCGGTCTACCGACTCGTCATTAGTCGGTGAAGTTGGCAGTATTATATACCCTTTATTAGATAAAGAATTAGATAAAGAATTATATAATACTGGGTTAAGTAAAATTGAATTGAAAACTAGAATCATTTTTAGTCTTAATATTAATAGTGAACAATTGAATAAATTTATTGAAGAAGGTTTTTCAAATTACTGGAATCCAGCATTGCTGGAGCAAAATAAAGATATAATAAATGAATACATCAAATTAGTGAAATTGTAGTTCAAACTGGTCTTTTCCAAAATATGAGAATATTTATCTTATATGGAGGAAAAGAATATAACCAGAATACTTTCTGGATTAAAGGAAAATGATTTGCTAGAACTATTAAAAAAAAGATATCCCAACATAAAAAAAATCGAAGATGAATTCTCAACAATCGATTGCTACGATGCTAGTACGGATATCTACTACGAATTGAAGTGTAGGTATGATCACTATAACGAATTACTTATTGAGAAACAAAAGTATCTAGCATTACTGGATAAAAGAGAATCGTATTATGTATCCTCAACCCCGAAGGGTATATGGATGTTCCACATCCAATCAATAGAGGAACCAGTATGGTTTGAAAAAGAATTAAAACATTCAACATATTTCAACAAACCAGAAATAGTAATAAAAGAAATTGGATATATCTCAACAAAAAAAGGACTGGAACTAACTCAACTTTTATTTTGATTTTTTTATTTTTTTTCTTATATTTATTAAGACATTTGTTTTTGGTTTTAAAGTTTCATTAGGCGTACCGGAATAGTTTTCTCCCATTCTATTCCGGTTTTTTCATTTTTGGGAGATATTTATATAATATGAATTTCAAAAATTGTATTAGTTGCGAAAGGTTATATCCAATATCGGAGTTCTACTATGAATGGAAATCCGGTTCTAAAACTATTGGTAAGTGTAAAGCTTGCCTCAATGAGAATGCGAAAGAAAGATACAAACTCAAAAGAGAAATGCAAGGATTTAGAGTTGAAGTTAGATCAATCCCAAATACATATGCAAATGACCAGCAAAGAAATGAAGTATTTGATTTTCTAAAATTAATTGGATGGAACTTCAATGAAGAGAAAGGAATCTGGTACAAAGAAGGTATTAAGAATAAGAATGGTAAATTCACCAACTTCGTTGAGAAACCAAAACGATTTGTAATGCCAGTAAAAAGACCAGATGGATACGTGCACAAGAATAAAGGTAAAACCAAACTAAACATTGATGAGATGAAAGAGTTGTACGAGTTGCGTTCTAGTGGAGCAACTTGGCCACAAATAACCGCTTACTATGGTATCTCTCATCCAACAGCATCAAAATATTTTAATTACTACTATGAATACTCCAAAAACGAAAATAGGTGAGTTAGAGATTCCGGTGGAATACTTTGATTTATCAAAAGAAGAAAAAGATTATGTCATCAACGAAATACTAAATGTTATGTTGACAATCATAGATAAGAA